GGGGGTGATAGAGCATATATGTGGGAATATCAATGATGGACTTGGATGACCAACTAAAACTTGGGCATTTATTATTCAAAGAACGATCTTGCAGATCTTGTGGGCAGCAAAAAAATTTAATAGAGGATTTTTATAAAATTCGAAAAGGATCTGGAGTATCATCCTATTCTTATGAGTGCAAAGAATGCACGATTAAGAGAGTAGTTTTGAGTAGACTGCAATCTACAGTTTTTGACAAATGGGAATATCCTGACTGGTAGTTTGTTCATGCATTGTTTCCCGACTCAAAAGTAACATTTTAATAAATATTTTTTAGATAAACTGAGTCTAACGGAGAAAAACATGGCGACTCCTCAATTATCTCCTGGTGTACTTATCAGGGAAGTTGATTTAACAGTAGGGAGAGCTGATAATGTTCTCGATAATATCGGAGCAATTGCGGGTCCTTTTGCTATAGGTCCTGTTGATGAACCAATCAATATTGCAACTGAAGCACAATTAATCAATACATTTGGAAAGCCCCTTTCAACTGATGCTCAATATGAGTATTGGATGACTGCATCATCATTCCTCAGTTATGGTGGTGCATTAAAAGTTGTTAGAACTTCTGGAAGCACATTAAATAATGCAAACGCTGCTGTTGGATACGCTGCCACCACCGTATTAAAAATTGATAATTATGACGATTACACTGCAAATCACTCTGCAGATAGTGTAAATTATGTTTTTGCTGCTAAGAACCCAGGTTCTTGGGCAAATAATATGAAGATTTGTGTTATTGATAGCAAAGCAGATCAAACAATTGGAATCAATACAACAAGTCTTTTTGATGCTGGAGCTACAATCGGTATTGGAGTTACTGTTGCTTTAAGTGGCGTTACTATTCCTGGAGATGGTACAACAAATTCATTTACTGGTTATTTAAAAGGCATAATTACAGGAGTTACTACAGATGCAACCAATGGCAATAGTAGTATTGATATAAAAATATTTTCCAGAGTTTCTTCTACAGGAACAGAAACTGAGATTGATTATAAACAATCGGAGAGAGTATCATCATTCACAGCAAATGATTCGTTAAAATTTATTAATGCTAGTGGTATTCAAACAGGAACAACAAATACAGCAGCATCTGTGCTTGATTGGTATGATCAACAAACCCTTGGTCTTTCAAATCAAACGATATATTGGAAATCTTTAGCACCAAAACCAGGAACTTCTTCCTATGGTTCTCAAAGAAACTGTAAGCACGATGAAATTCATGTCGTAGTTTATGACGACAGAGGAACTATTACTGGTATTCAAGGAAATCTTTTAGAAAAACATATTGGACTCTCTAAAGCCACAGACGCTGTATCAGCAATAAATTCTCCGCAGAAAATTTTCTGGAAAAATTACATTGCAGATTTTTCGGAAAATATTTATGCTGGCGACAATCCATCTGTGGGGGCAGATAGTTATAACGCAACTACTCCAAGAGCAACAGGATTTTCAACTTCATTTACCCAAAATACAGAATCTGAAGGTCAATGGAACCTTCCTGCACAAGGAAAAAGATTTGGTGCGATTGGAAATGTTGCATATACTTTAACAGCTGGTGTTGACTATTCCGCATCAAATGGAATGACTGCGGCATTAGCAGATTTAGTGACTTCATATGGGTTATTCTCAAACAAAGATGAGATTGCTGTAGACTACTTACTTATGGGTCCAGGTTTACATAACAAGTTTGAATCGCAAGCAAAGGCCAATTATTTAATTTCTGTGGCAAATCAAAGAAAAGATTGTTTAGCAGTTGTTTCAACACATAGAGCTGACGTTGTTAATGTAACAAACTCAACTACACAAACAACTAACTTGATCGAGTTTTTCTCACCACTTTCATCTTCATCATTTGCAGTGTTTGATAGTGGATATAAGTACACTTTTGATAGATTCAACAACACCTTCCGTTACATTCCATGTAATGGTGATGTTGCAGGATTAATGGTAAGAACAGCGATCACTTCTTATCCATGGTTCTCACCTGCTGGCCAACAAAGAGGTATATTGAATAATGCAACCAAACTTTCATACAATCCATCAAAAACACAAAGAGATCAACTGTATTCTCTGAGAGTTAACTCGATTATTAATCAACCTGGAACAGGTGTCATTCTCTATGGAGATAAGACAGCATTATCGTATGCTTCCGCATTTGATAGAATCAACGTTCGTCGCCTCTTCCTGACCATTGAGCAGGCACTTGAAAGAACTGCAAATGCTCAACTCTTTGAACTGAACGATCAAATTACAAGATCAAACTTTGTCAATATTGTTGAACCATACCTGAGAGACATTCAGGCAAAGCGTGGTCTGTATGACTTCTTAGTTGTTTGTGACGAAACAAATAACACTCCTGATGTTATTGACAATAATGAATTCAGAGCTGACATTTATCTGAAACCAACAAGGTCAATTAACTACGTCACCTTAACTTTCGTAGCGACTCGAACTGGAGTTAGCTTTGAGGAAGTTGCAGGAACTGTTTGATCATATAATTAATTACTAAGGAGGATCCTAAAATGGCACAAATCCCAACAAGAAACATCTCACAGTTCAAGTCAAAACTCATTGGAGGTGGCGCACGTCCTAACCTGTTTGAGGTTAGTGTTACGTTCCCAACAGGAATAAACCTTGCAATTCAAAATGATGGAACTGGAACTTTTGATGCTGAAAACTTCAGATTCCTTTGTAAGGCTGCTGCACTTCCTGCATCAACAGTTGCAGAAGTAGCAGTTCCTTTTAGAGGAAGAACCTTAAAGGTTGCTGGAGAAAGAACATTTGATAACTGGACAATCACTGTTATCAATGATGAAAACTTCGGTCACAGAAGAGCATTTGAAGCATGGATGCAAAACGTTGCTCAGTATGGAGACAGTTCTGGTCTGGTAAATCCAGCAGATTACATGGGAAATGCTACAGTTTACCAACTCGGAAGAACTGCTGCTTCTCAACAAGGTGAGGGAACAACTTCAGGGCCAGCAAACATCTTAGCACAGTATAAGTTTGTTGACATCTTCCCAACTTCAGTTTCCGACATCCCACTGTCATATGAGACTGAAAATGCACTTGAAGAGTTTACTGTTGAGTTCCAAATTCAGTACTACTATCCTGAGGCTGCCGGTTCTGGCGCTTGATAAATAGTACAAATAAGTCTACACTTTAATAATGGCAAAACTTTTTGGTTTCTCTATTGAAGATAAAGAACCATTATCACCTGGGGTTGTCTCCCCCGTTCCTCCCAATAATGAGGGGGGGGTTGATCACTATTTAACCAGTGGATTTTTTGGTTCTTATGTCGATATTGAGGGAATTTATAGAACTGAATTTGACTTAATCAAAAGATATCGTGAGATGGCTTTGCACCCAGAGTGTGATAGTGCAATCGAAGATATTGTAAACGAAGCAATTGTTTCAGATTCCGATGATAGTCCAGTAAAAATTGAACTGTCAAATTTAAATGCAAGTGATGGAATCAAGCAGAAGATTAGACAAGAATTCAAGCATATTTTAGATCTTTTAGATTTTGATAAGAAGTGCCATGAGATTTATAGAAACTGGTATATTGACGGTAGAATCTATTACCATAAAGTCATTGATCTTAAGAATCCTCAAGAAGGTATTCAAGAGTTAAGATACATTGACTCGATGAAAATTCGTTATGTAAGACAAACTCAAAAAACTGATAAGGATGATCGTGGTATTCGATTAGCGAATAGAAACGATGATAATCCGATGCAATATGAGTTTCCTAAAATCGAGGAATACTTTATCTACACTCCTCAAGCAACATATCCTACATCAAATCCATCATCTCTTGGAGATCAAAAGGGTGTTAAGATTGCAAGAGACTCAATCACATATTGTACATCAGGTCTTGTAGATAGAAATAAGGGATCAACACTTTCATATCTCCACAAAGCAATTAAGGCTCTCAATCAACTTCGTATGATTGAAGACTCTCTGGTTATCTATCGTTTATCAAGAGCACCAGAAAGAAGAATTTTCTATATTGACGTAGGTAATCTTCCTAAGATCAAGGCAGAACAATATCTTCGTGATGTTATGATGCGTTATCGCAACAAACTTGTGTATGATGCAAACACAGGTGAAGTTCGTGATGACAAAAAATACATGAGTATGCTTGAAGATTTCTGGCTTCCAAGACGTGAAGGTGGTCGTGGAACAGAAATTACTACACTTCCTGGTGGACAAAACCTGGGAGAAATCACTGATATTAAATACTTTCAAGATAAACTCTATCGTTCATTGAATGTTCCATCATCAAGAGTTGGTGGTGACAGTGGTTTTAATCTTGGTCGTTCATCAGAAATCTTAAGAGATGAAGTTAAGTTCAGTAAGTTTGTTGGACGTTTGAGAAAGAGATTCTCAAATATGTTCAATGATATGCTTAAGACACAACTTATTCTTAAGAATATTATCACTCCCGAAGATTGGGAGACGATGAGTGAGCATATTCAGTATGACTATCTGTATGATAATCACTTCTCTGAACTTAAAGAATCTGAGCTTCTGATGGAGCGTTTAAATATGGTTACTCAAGCAGAACCATTTATTGGCAAGTATTTTTCACAAGATTATGTTCGTCGTAAGATTCTTCGCCAGACTGATGAAGAAATCCTTGATCAAGATAAACTAATCGATAAAGAAATTAAAACTGGAGTTATTCCAGATCCAGCGGAGATGATGATTGATCCTGCAACAGGACAACCAGTTCCTGGTGCAATTGGAGATCTTGGAGCTCCTGTAATGGAACCAGAAATCAATGCAAAATCAGTTGAACCACCCGAAGTCAAAATGCCCAAAGGTGGTGAGATTTAATAAATAACAACGATTACCTATTACAAAAATCATGGATGAATTAATGGATATGATTGTTACTGATGAAAGTCCTTCACAAATCAGTGATAAAATTAAAGATCTGCTTTTCTCTAAAGCGGCTGAAAAAATTGACTCTTTTAAACCTGTAGTAGCATCCTCAATGTTTGGTGACTACGAAGAAGAAGAGGAAGAATAATAATTAATAAATAACTAGTAAATGATTTGTAAAAATAATGACTCATAGGCCAGTTGGATCTGGTGTATCTTTTACCACATCCACAACATCATCAAAATCAGCAGCATTTTCTGGAAGAACTAACACTCTAAGAGTAGTAGCGACTGGTGCGAATGCATTTGTGGCAATTGGAACAGAACCAACGGCTACGTTGAGTGATTATTGCGTTCCATCAGGAACTTCAGCAACTCTTGCAATCGATAACGGTTCAGCAAGAATTGTTGGAGTTACAACTGGTACAACAACTTATGTTGATTTTCCAGAAGGTCAAGCATCACCTTTTGGAATTGGAGATTATGTAAGTTTGACTGCATCAACTCAGACTTATTATAATTTCACACACGCTGCCGTAACTGAAGTATTTAATTCTTCAAATCAGGGCGGATATTATTCAACAAGAATTGGAATTGCAACAAATACTTCTGGGATTGTAACTACATTTGCAGACCCTGATGCAATTCTTCGCAATTCAATCAAAGTTGCAGCTATCACTGATGCTGCTAGCGGAGTTCTTTATACACAACAAGTACAAATTACCGGTCAAGCGTAAAATGAAACTCATTAGAGAAGAAATCGAATCAGTCGAATTTATCGTTGAAGAACGCAACGGTAAAAAATCACTGTATATTGAAGGCGTTTTTCTTCAAGGCGACATTAAGAACCGCAATGGTCGTATGTACCCTATGGAAACTCTTCGCCGTGAAGTTGCTCGATACAATGAGAATCATGTTCAAGCAGGAAGAGCTCTTGGAGAACTCGGACACCCTGATGGTCCTACAGTAAATCTTGATCGTGTTTCTCACAAAATCACTTCTTTAAGAGAAAGTGGTTCTAACTTCATTGGTAAGGCAAAGATTCTGAATACTCCAATGGGTAAAATTGCAGAGTCTCTGATTACTGAAGGTGTAAAACTTGGTGTTTCTTCTCGTGGCGTTGGTTCACTCAGAGTAAGTCGTGAAGGAATCAATGTTGTTGGTGAAGATTTTATGCTTGCAACTGCAGCTGATATCGTAGCAGATCCTTCAGCGCCTGATGCATTTGTTTCTGGAATTATGGAAGGTAAGGAATGGGTGTGGGATGGTGGAATCCTTCGTGAAAAGTATGCATCAAAAACTTACAAGACAATCAATACTCTTGTAGATCAAGGAAAATTAGATGAACAAAAACTCAATTTGTTCAATGATTTCTTAAATAATCTGTAATTTGTTAAATTATAAATAAATATAGTTTATAACCAAAGGTTAAACGGAGAGTTCAAATGTCTCGTGGCAAACAATTACAAGAAATGGAAGTAGGCACTACACAATCCAGAACTGCCGTCAATGCAAATGCAAAGGCAGCGGAATCAATGCCAACGATGGCAGATCCTGGCACTCAACTTGGTAGCGTAGAAGATCTCGGTGGTCCAACACCTGAGAACTACAAGCCTGATGACGATTCAGCAAAGCTGAAAACTCCTGGTGCAACTCTGAAGCAAGTAAGAGATGTTGTTAACAAGGGTGCTAAGGCTGCTGATCCTATGAAGGGTATGAAAGAGGAAACTGAAGAGGAAGAAGAGCTCTTAGAACCTACAGAAGAAGAAGAGGAAGTAGTAGAAGAAGAAGAGGAAGAGGTAGAAGAGTCATTCCAGATCGAAGATGACGTAAATGCTCTCCTCAGTGGTGAAGAACTCTCTGAGAACTTCAAAGAAAAGGCAAAGACTATCTTTGAGGCAGCACTTAAGTCTAAGGTTGTACAAATTAAAGAAGCAGTTGAAGCTCAGTACGAGCAAAGACTGGTTGAAGAAGTTGAAGTCATCAAAGAAACTCTTCAAGAAAGAGTTGATGCATACCTTGAGTATGTAACTGAAGAGTGGTTCACTGAGAACGAACTCGCAATCGAACAAGGTCTGAAGACCGAAATGACCGAATCATTCCTTTCAGGAATGAAAGGACTTTTTGAAGATCATTATGTATCAATCCCTGAAGATAAATATGATGTTTTAGAGAATATGGTAGAAAAACTTGATGAAATGGAGACAAAACTCAACGAGCAAATTGAGAAAAACATCTCCCTTAACAAGCGTCTCTCAGAGTCGGTTGCCGATGGGATTTTAGATCAAGTTTCTGAGGGCCTTGCTGCTACTCAGAAAGAAAAGCTCGCTTCACTTGCCGAAAGTGTTGAGTTTGAAAGTGAAGACGAATATCGTGAAAAACTGGAGATGCTGAAGGAATCATATTTCCCAGCAGGTAAATCTCCAAAGGCACATGCTGAAACCCTGTCTGAGGGTGTAGATCATTCCCCTGAATCCGTTTCGGGCCCAATGGCTGCATACCTGAGAACCCTTCAAGCTGTCGCTAAAAACTGAATTTAAGATTAATCAAACACAAACATTCACAAAGGTAAACGCAAATGTTCAATAACGAGCATCTGCAGGAAAAGTGGGCACCACTCCTCAACTATGAGGGTCTTGATCAAATCAAAGATTCCCATCGTAGAGCGGTAACCGCCGTCCTGTTAGAAAACCAAGAAAAATTCCTCCGTGAGGAAGCAGCATTCTCATCAGGTGGCATGAGCCTGATGGAAGCTCCAAACATGGCAGTCGGTAACGGTGGTTTCACCGGTTCATCAGATCCTGCTGGTCCTACTGCTGGTTTCGACCCAGTTCTGATCTCACTGATCCGTCGTTCAATGCCTAACCTGGTCGCTTATGACCTGGCTGGCGTTCAACCAATGAACGGTCCTACTGGACTGATTTTCGCAATGCGTTCCCGCTACAACAACCAGAGCGGTTCCGAGACCTTCTTCAACGAAGTTGATACCTCGTTCTCTGGTCAAGATGCTGGATTCGATCTCACTGGTGGCTTCGCTGATGCCGCTGCTGGTATCGGTACAACTGCTCAGGGTGGCACCAACCCTGCAATCCTGAACCCTGTTGGTAGTGCAACTACAACAGCATATAACGTTGGTTCGGGTATGCGAACAGGTGATGCAGAAAACCTGGATGGTACTGGAAGCAATGCTTTCAACCAGATGGCATTCTCAATCGAGAAAGTCACCGTTACTGCAAAGTCACGCGCTCTGAAGGCTGAGTACTCGCTCGAACTGGCACAAGACCTCAAGGCAATCCATGGTCTGAACGCTGAAGCGGAACTGGCAAACATTCTCTCAACCGAGATTCTTGCTGAGATCAACCGCGAAGTTATCAGAACCATCTACAAGATTGCTGAACAGGGTGCTGTAGAAAACACCGCAACCGCTGGTGTATTCGATCTCGACATCGACTCCAACGGTCGTTGGTCAGTTGAGAAGTTCAAGGGTCTTCTGTTCCAAATCGAAAGAGATGCAAACAGAATCGCTCAGAGAACTCGTCGTGGCAAGGGTAACATCATCATGTGTTCTGCTGACGTTGCTTCAGCACTGACCATGGCTGGTGTTCTCGATTACACCCCTGCGCTCAACGTAGGTCTCAACGTTGATG